AGCAGTTAAACAATTAATAAAAGTTGCCGAAGAGCAAATTATAAAATATGGAGAAGATGATGAACTTGCAGCTGATAAATTAAAAAATGCTGCTGCTACTAAAAAATTAGCCATATTTGATGCTTTTGAAATATTAACTAGAATAGAAGCAGAAAAAAATTTAATAGAAGGGAAAGAGTCAAAAAATAAAAAACAACCAGTATCAGGATTTGCAGAACGACGATCAACATAGCTTAATAAAAAATTTAAAAGATTTTTTACCAAAAACTGTAATAACTAACAAGAACAAATTTAAGTCTTGGGATTATGGGTATAATGAAAAATATGACTTTATAGTTATATCAAAATCTGGTCAAATTCAAGACATCGTTGAGATAGAAGGAATAAAAATAGCATTACCTAAGCCTCCTAAAAAAATACATTCAAATAGTAAAAAGCAATCTGAACAATATTGGGTTCCTTTTGAATATCCAAAGCAATTACAGAAAATAAAATCTATATTCCAATGGCATGCAGCTCCTTCGTCATTTAAAGATGAGTGGGTTAATTATATCGAAGAAGAGTTTGACAGAAGAGATGAAGGTTTTTGGTTCATGAATAATGGAGTGGAAACATACATGACAGGTTCTCATTATATGTATGTTCAATGGACTAAAATAGATGTAGGGCTTCCTGATTACAGAGATGCAAATAGAGTTTTTTATCTTCATTGGGAAGCTTGTAAAGCTGACAAAAGAAGTTTTGGTCAAGATTATTTAAAAATAAGACGTTCAGGATTTTCTTATATGGCAAGTGAAGAATCTGCAAATATTGGTACTATAAGTAAAGATGCTAGATTAGGAATACTTTCAAAAACAGGGGCCGATGCTAAAAAAATGTTTACAGATAAAGTTGTTCCAATTGTAAACAATTATCCTTTCTTTTTTAAGCCTGTTCAGGATGGTATGGATAAACCTAAAACGGAATTAGCATTTAGAGTTCCTGCTTCTAAGATTACAAAAAAAAATATGTATATAGAAGAAGAGGATATCGTACAAGGACTGGATACCTCTATTGACTGGAAAAATACTGGAGACAATAGTTATGATGGAGAAAAACTAAAGTTATTGGTTCATGATGAATCAAAAAAATGGGAAAAGCCAAATAACATATTAAACAATTGGAGAGTTACAAAAACTTGCCTTCGTTTAGGTAGTAAGGTTATTGGTAAATGCATGATGGGTTCTACAGCTAATGCTTTAGAAAAAGGCGGAGATAATGGTAAGAAATTATATTTTGATTCAAAAGTTTCTAATAGAAATAGAAATGGTCAAACTAAAAGTGGATTATATAGTTTATTTATTCCTATGGAGTTTAATATGGAAGGATTTATTGATAGATATGGTATGCCTGTTTTTAGAACTCCTGAAACACCAATAATTGGTATTGATGGAGAATTAATAAAACAAGGAGCCATTGATTATTGGGAAGCTGAGGTTGATAGTTTAAAAAATGATCCTGATGCTTTAAATGAATTTTACAGACAATTTCCTAGAACAGAATCGCATGCTTTTAGAGATGAAAGCAAGCAATCTCTTTTTAATCTTACAAAAATATATCAGCAAATTGATTATAATGATTCTTTAATAAAAGATAGATTTTTAACTAGAGGTTCTTTTTCTTGGAAAGACGGCATAAAAGATACTCAAGTCATATTTAGCCCAAACAATAAAGGAAGATTTTTAATTTCTTGGACTCCAAATAAAATACTTCAAAATAAAAGATACACAAAAAACGGAGTTTTTTATCCCGGCAATGAACATATGGGGGCTTTTGGTTGCGACAGTTATGATATATCAGGTACTGTAGGTGGAGGAGCTTCAAATGGAGCATGTCACGGTCTAACTAAGTTTCATATGGATGAAGGTCCAGTAAATGAATTTTTCTTACAATATGTTGCTAGGCCTCAAACGGCAGAAATATTTTTTGAAGAAATACTTATGGCTTGTGTGTTTTATGGAATGCCTATACTTATAGAGAATAACAAGCCTAGATTATTGTATCATTTTAAAAATCGAGGATACAGGGGTTATTCAATGACTAGGCCTGATAAGACATGGAACAAACTTTCTAAAACAGAAAAAGAACTTGGAGGGATACCAAATAGCTCAGAAGATATTAAGCAGGCTCATGCAGCTGCAATTGAATCGTATATAGAAAAATATGTGGGATTAGATTTGTTAAGCACTTTTAGAGAGTCAGATTCAATGGGGTCTATGTATTTTACAAGAACCTTAGAAGATTGGGCTAGATTTAATATAAATAATAGAACTAAATTTGATGCCTCTATTAGCTCAGGTTTAGCAATAATGGCTTGTCAAAAAAGCCTATATCAACCTGTTAAAAAAAAATCAAAAATAAAACTTAACTTTGCTAAATACGACAATAAAGGAAGTTACAGTCAAATCATGAGATAAATGAAAGATGTAAAGATAAATATTAATCCAACAGGATTTCCAAGTCAATTTGTTTCTGACTCTGAAAAAAAATCTTTTGAATTTGGATTGCAAATAGGTCAAGCTATTCAATATGAATGGTTCAGAAAAGACGGTGGTCAAAGCAGGTTCTATAACCAATGGGCGAACTTTCATAGATTAAAACTATATGCAAGAGGTGAGCAAAATATTCAAAAATATAAAAATGAATTAGCTATTGATGGTGATTTAAGTTATTTAAATTTAGATTGGACTCCAATTCCTATTATTCCAAAATTTGTAGATATTGTTGTTAATGGAATGTCAGATAGGCTTTTTAAAGTAAATGCATACGCTCAAGATGGAATGTCTTTGGACAAAAGAAGCAAATATCAAGTACAACTTGAAAAAGATATGCTTTCTAAAGATCTAATGAAGCAGGTTCAAAATCAATTTGGAATAGATACTTTTGCTACATCAGAAGAAGAAGTTCCAAATACTTCTGAAGAGTTGGCTCTTCATATGCAATTAAAATACAAGCCGTCTATTGAAATAGCTGAAGAAGAAGCTATTAATACCGTTTTAGAAAGCAATCGATATAATGAAATACAAAAACAACTTTATTATGATCAAACTGTTTTGGGTATTTCTATGTGTAAAAATAGATTTTTACCAGGTGCAGGAATAGTAATTGATTATGTTGATCCCGCTAATGTTGTTTATAGTTACACAGAAGACCCTCATTTTCAAGATTGTTTTTATTGGGGGGAAATTAAAACACTTCCAATAACAGAACTTAAAAAAATAGACCCAAGCTTGACAAGAGTAGATATGGAAGAAATATCTAAATACAGTCAAAGTTGGTATGATTATAACAATACTGCTCAATATTATAATAATAGCCTGTTTAGTAAAGATAGCGCAACTGTTTTGTTTTTTAATTACAAAACAACTCAAACTTTTACTTACAAGAAAAAAGTAAATGCTTCTGGTGCAGAAAGATTAATTGAAAAAGACGATACTTTTGACCCTACTCAAGAAATGATGGAAGAAGGTAGGTTTGAAAAAGTATCTAAAACAATTGATGTTTGGTATGAAGGCGTTATGGTAATGGGTACAAATATTCTTCTTAAATGGGAAATGTCTGAAAATATGGCTAGACCTCAATCGGCGTCTCAAGAAGTATATCCTGAATTTGTAGCTTGTGCTCCAAGAATGTATAAAGGAGCTTTAGAATCTTTAGTCAAAAGAATGATTACGTTTGCTGATTTAATTCAAATTACTCATTTAAAATTGCAACAAGTAATATCTAGAGTTGTTCCTGATGGCGTGTTTATAGATGCAGATGGATTAAATGAAGTTGACTTAGGAACAGGTCAGGCATATAATCCAGAAGATGCTTTAAGAATGTTTTTTCAAACAGGATCTGTTATTGGCAGAAGCTACACTCAAGATGGTGATTTTAATCAAGCAAAAGTTCCTATTCAGCAATTAAACAGTAGTTCAGGTCAAGCAAAAATTCAAAGTTTAATAGGCTCTTATAATCATTATTTACAAATGCTAAGAGATGTTACAGGTTTAAATGAAGCTAGAGATGGCTCTACGCCTGACTCTTACTCTTTAGTAGGATTGCAAAAATTAGCAGCATTAAGTAGTAATACTGCAACAAGACATATATTAGATTCAGGATTAGAGATAAGTCAAAGACTTTGTACCGCTTTATCTAGCAGAATTGCAGATATGCTTGAATACTCTGATTTTAGAGAAGAGTTTGTAAACCAAATTGGTAAGTTTAATGTTGGAATTCTTGATGAAATAAAAGAATTATATCTTAGTGATTTTGGAATATTTATTGAAATACAGCCAGATGAAGAACAAAAAAGAATGTTAGAGGCTAATATTCAAATGGCTTTGCAGCGTGATTCAATAAATTTAGAAGACGCTATTGATATTAGAGAAATTAGAAATATAAAATTAGCCAATCAAGTTTTAAAACTTAAAAGAAAAGCTAAGCAAGATATTGAACAACAGCAAAAAGCAGCAGCAGCCCAGCAGCAAGGTCAAATAAATATGCAATCTCAACAAATGGCAGCTCAAACAGCAATGCAAAAGCTTCAAATGGAAACTCAAGCTGAAATGCAGATAGAAGAAGCTAAATCTAAATTTGCTGTTCAAAAAATGCAAGGTGAAGCAGCTATAAAAGCTGAGTTAATGCAGTTAGAGTTTAAGCTTAACATGCAATTAAAAGGAGTTGAGCTTGATGGATTAAAAAGCAGAGAAACTCAAAGAGAAGACGCAAAGTCTAAAAGAATATCTCAAGCAAATACAGAGCAATCTAAATTAATAGAACAGCGTAAAAACAATTTACCTCCTATTAGTTTTGAATCATCAGAAGATAGTTTAGATGGCTTTGATTTAGCAGAATTTGAGCCAAGATGATAGGATAAAATTAAATCAAATTAAATTATTAACTTTGTAAAAATCAAATTAAATGAAATTAACAGTAAAAGAAGTAAATCCAATTGAACAAAAATCTGTTCAAGAGGTAGAAAAAAATCTTTTAGAAAAACACGAGCAATCTTTAAATAATGAGTCTTTAGTAGAAAATGAGCCTTTGAAAACAGAGGGTCCTTTGAAAACAGAAGAGACTTTAAAAACAGAAGAGCCTGTTGAAATAAAAGATGAAGACGTTCTTTCATATATTAAAAACAGATATAAAGACAAAGAAATATCTTCAATAGATGATTTATTTACTCAAAGAGAAATGAATCAAGAATTACCAGAAGATGTTTCTAAGTATTTAAATTTTAAAAAAGAAACTGGTCGAGGCTTTAGTGACTTTGTAAAAGCAAATAAAAATTACAATGAACTAGAAGACGATCAAGTGTTAGCTGAATATTATTCTTTAACAGAAGAGGATTTAGATAATGAAGATATTCATTATTTAATGGAATCTAAATTTTCATACGATGAAGATATAGATGATGAGTCTGAAATTAAAAAGAAAAATATAGCTAAAAAAAGAGAACTTTCTAAAGCAAAAAAATATCTTAATGATTTTAAAGAAAAATATAGTGTTCCTCTTGAGTCAAGTGGGAAAACTATTTCTGATGAAATTCAAAAAGAGCTTGATGCTTATAAAAGTTATATTCAAGAGTCTAAAACTATTGAAGAAGCTAATAGAAAAAAGAATGAGTATTTTGAAAAAAGAACAAACGAAGTTTTTAATCCTGAATTCAAAGGTTTTGAGTTCGAAATAGGAGATAAAAAAATAGGTTATTCTTATGGAGATGCTCAGGAAATGAAATCTAAACAAATAAACCTAAATAATTTTATAGGAAAATATATTGGGGAAGATGGTTTGATTTCAGATGCACAAGGCTGGCATAGAGCATTAAGTGCTGCTATGGATCCTGAACGTTTTGCTAAGTATTTTTACGAGCAAGGTAAGGCAGATGGTGTAGGTGATATTACTAAAAAAAGTAAAAACATCAACATGAATGTCAGAACTACGCCACAAAAAATTGGTGATACAGGATTTAAAGCTAGAGCAATTAGCAACAATAACGGTAAAGGCTTAAGGATAAGAAGCAATAAAAATAAATAAATAATTTAAAAAAAATAAAATCATGGCAGGATCAGTTCAAGCAACCCCAGGTTTTGATTTGCAACCAAGTTCGGAGCAAGTCTTATTACAAACAAACTATATTACAAACTTTGATTTCTTAAATCAGTATCTCCCGGATACTTATGAAAAAGAATTTGAAAGATATGGTAATCGATCAGTAGCATCATTCTTAAGAATGGTAGGCGCTGAAATGCCTTCTAACTCAGACCTTATCAAATGGGCAGAGCAAGGAAGATTACACACAAAGTACACAAATGTAACTTCAGCAGCAGCAGCTGGTCAAGATATAGCTACTTTGACAATTGGAGACGTATTAGTACCAGGTTCTGGTTCTATTGCTATTCGTGTTGGTCAAACAATTATGTTATCTGACAGTACAGCAGCCTCTACAAATAGTAACAAAGCAATTGTAACAGCAGTAGATACTGCAGCAGGTACAATTGATGTTGCTTATTACGAAGCAGGAGGACAAACAATGGCAGCAGCAGTTGTGTGTTCATTATTCATTTATGGTTCAGAATTTCAAAAAGGTTCTATCGGAATGCAAGGTCAATTAGAGGCTGATGATTCAATCTTTGAAAACTCTCCAATTATCATTAAAGACCGTTACGCAGTATCAGGTTCAGATATGGCACAAATTGGATGGATTGAAGTAACTACAGAAAACGGTGCAACTGGATTCTTATGGTACATGAAGTCTGAGCACGAAACTCGTTTACGTTTTGAAGATTATCTTGAAACAGCAATGGTTGAAGCAGTACCAGCGGAAGCAGGTGGTGGAGCAGCTGCAATTGTAGAAGGTGTTGCCTCTGGTGTAGGTAATAAAGGTTCTGAAGGACTTTTCTATGTTGTTGAGCAAAGAGGAAATGTGTGGGCAGGTGGAAACCCTAATGCTTTAGCAGATTTTGATGCAATCATTTCGCGTTTAGATAAGCAAGGTTCTATTGAAGAGAATGTAATTTTCTTAAATAGAGACTTTGGATTTGATATCGATGATATGTTAGCTGCTCAAAATTCTTACGGAGCAGGTGGAACTTCTTACGGTCTTTTTGACAATGATGAAGAAATGGCACTTAATTTAGGTTTTTCAGGTTTCCGTAGAGGTTACGACTTTTACAAAACTGATTGGAAATACCTAAACGATCCGACAATGCGCGGTGATATCGTTGGTGGAGCTATAAATGGAATATTAGTTCCTGCAGGTTCTACAACTGTATACGACCAAGTTCTTGGAAAGAACGCTAAGAGACCATTCTTGCATGTTCGATACAGAGCTTCAGAAACTGAAGACAGACGTTACAAAACTTGGATTACAGGTTCAGCTGGAGGAGCTGCTACATCGAATTTAGATGCGATGGAAGTAAACTTCTTATCAGAAAGAGCTCTATGTACTTTAGGTGCTAACAACTTCTTTATTTTCAATAACTAGAAGTAATTAATACTAAAAGGCTCAGCTTAATGTTGAGCCTTTTAATTATAAATCAAATTAAATTTAAATCAAATGACAACTTCAAAAAAAACTATTGCTGCAAAAAAACCCACAAACGCAGTAAAACACAAAAAAAAATCTTTTGTAAACAAAGCTTACAAATTAACTAAAAATCAAGCTCCATTAAGTTACTCTATACCATCTAGAAACACTAAAAGAAAATCTCTTTTATGGTTTGATGAAGAAACAGGAGTAAATAGAGCTTTAAGATATTCTAAAAATCAAAAAAGTATATTTGAGGATGAGCAAGATAAAAATGTAATCTTAGAACCAATTGTGTTTGAAGATGGACTATTATTTGTTCCAAAAGAAAATCAAATACTACAAAAATTCTTAGCACACCATCCAGGTTTAGGTCATATGTTTGTAGAAGTTGACAAAGAAAAGGATGCTAGTTCTGATGTAGATTATTTAGATTTAGCTCTAGATGCTCAAATGTCAGCAAAAGAATTAGATATTGAAATGCTAGAAACTGTTGCAAGAGTTGTAATAGGTTTAAGAGTAGATAATTTAACTTCTTCTGAATTAAAAAGAGATGTTAGATTATTTGCAAAACAATA